CAAGGTTATTATCTTGGTTTAACAGATAATACAAACCTTAACCCTGCAACAGATTACGACGGTGTTAAGTATGCTTATACTGTTACACAATCTGCAGGTAGTGCAGGTCTCTCAACATATGTAAGTATACCTGCTAATCGCTTAGACTTCAAACTTTCTGCAACCCCTGCTTTTGGTAATAATCCAGCTGCTGGATCAATCTCACAGATAATGGAAGAAAAGATCGTTAATTATGATACTTCAACAAGAACATTTGATGATACTCTTAATGTTGGGTTATTTAAATTAAGACAATCAGTATTTGCTAGCGATGCAACAACATTAGGCTATTCACTAGAAGAAGGTTATAATGGTTCAATCGGCTATAATAGACAAATTAATAATGAGAATGGTGGTGTTCCTATTAACTTCTTCTTGGAGAATGTTGAGAATAATTCAAGAAACATTGATATATTAGTTAATCCGTATATGTCTGATTACTTCAACGGTATTAGACTTAATGATGACGGTACACCAGTTAAGAAGGTAAGACTTATTTCTGATCAATTAGGCAATAGCTTAGCCTCAACTACACTTTCTGCTAATATAGGCTTAACACTCGCTCAATTCCAAGCAGCATCTGGTATTGGATATGCTGATGCTTTATTCCCACTCGGTGCATATGGTGAAGTTAAAATTAGTGATAAGTCGGTTGGTAATACTCCTGCTAAGTTGACACGTGCTCTTGACAAAATTAGAAACGACGAAGTCTATAACATCGATGTTATCGCTGAAGCTGGTTTAGGTACAATCTGGACAACAGTGTGTGCAACTGGTACTGGTTACTTTGATGATACTAAGACAGCTCCAGATATTGAAGCTCTTAGAACATCTGGCGATCTTACTAATACAAACGCTAGAGATTATTACAACACAATCTTCAATCAGTTCAATGTATTCTGCGGACCAACTAAAGACGGTGGGCGTGGTGATGTATTATTAGTAGCTGATCCGATCAGACAGATCCTTGTAACTGGTAAAGATAACAAAATTATCAATACACAAGGTAAGAACTTCTCAACCGACATTTATTGGGCGATGAGACACCAGTTCGAAAATAGCAATACATCTTACTCAACAGCTTATGCTAACTACATGAAGGTATATGATAACTACAGTGGATTATACATCTATGTTCCACCTTCTGGTTTCGTAGCAGCCAAAATGGCTTCGACAGATGCTGATCAAGGACCATGGGTAGCTCCTGCTGGTTTCAATCGTGGTATTATCAATGACGCTCTTGACCTTGCATTTGCTCCTAATCAAAGACAGCGCGATGAATTGTATAAGGTTAACCTTAACCCGATTACTCGCTTCCCAGATCAAGGTATTGTTATATTCGGTCAAAAGACACTTCTCAAGAAGCCGAGTGCATTCGATAGAGTTAACGTTCGTAGAAACTTCTTGTACTTAGAGAAGGCTACTAAGTCAGTAATGAAGTTCTTCTTATTCGAAAATAACACACTATTCACAAGAACACGCGTTGTTAATACTCTTAAGCCGTTCTTCGAGAGAGTTAAACAATCAGAAGGCTTGTATGATTACCTTATCGTTTGCGATAGCCGTAACAATACTCCTGAGGTTATTGACAATAATGAATTAGTAGTAGATATCTACTTGAAGCCAGTTAAGTCTGCAGAATTCATCCTTGTTAACTTCTATGCAACACGTACCGATACTAACTTCCAAGAGTTAGCGGGAGGTTAATTAAACCTTAATTAAATCGCTATAGGTCTTGTGCCTATAGCGATTTTTTTTGTACAGATGTATAAATTCAGTATTTATACATCAGCTGATATAAATAATAATATGGCAGTAAATCAAAATATCCAAAACTTTTACAGAGTAGCAGCTGATAGAGACTTCTCTAGAGACTTCTTATTCCGTGTAACCGAACTTAACATTGCAGGCATTCCTCCAATGTCTGAAGGTCAATTAATCTATGCTAAGACAGCATCATTACCTGGTAGAAATATTGGTAACGTAGCTGTACCGTATATGGGCCTTAACTTAAATGTTCCAGGAAGTGTTACATACCCAGGCTCTGATAGCTATTCAATCGCTTTTTATCTTGATGCAGATAGTCAACTTAGATCGTATTTTGAAGCTGCTTCAAGAGCATTATTTGATGATCAATCGTCAACAGGTGGTTACGGTACTCCAGATGAGACCTATTATATTACACTTGCACAACTTGATAAAGAACTCAATCCTATCAGTAACTATAAGTTAGTCGGCGCTTCAATCAGAAATATTTCTGATATACAATATAGTATTGCAGCAGGTACAGGTCAAACTGTTGACGTTACTGCTACTATTGCATATCACTACTATATCAACGAACCTGTTGGATCATAATTTGTGTTCGGACCAGTTCCATTACGTATCAGTTTACAGAGCGAGTGGGCTAACGATCTCCCACTTAAGTTTCTATGGACTATAGCATTCTTTGCTCGCGGACCTGCCGGAGCGACCATAGATACTGCTAATAGTATTGCTGGTATAGCTAAGAATGTATCTACTATTATAGAGAGATATGAAGGTTCAAATAAATGGCCTGTTGATACACGTGTATATGATAATCAATCAGACTACGCTGGTGAATTTGGATATATGTTCGCCAACTCTGTAGCGTTTCCAAGCGATGCTTTTAATGTGAGTAATTCACAGTTTGATGGTGTTGGTGGCTTTCTTCCCAGTTATATTAGTGGTGATAGAAATGGCTATGGTGGTAGTAATAATCTTAACGTTACTTTCCTCGAAACTAATGTTGATATTATAGATAACCTTATAAGACCTTGGATTATTGCTGCTTCTTATAAAGGTCTTATCGAGGACAATAAAGAAGATATTAAGTGTAATATTATGGTTAATATGTACACTCGCGATAAACACCAAGCATCGCGACCATACTTGACCCCATATGATACTCTTAATTTTGAGCGTAGAAAAAGCTTTATATTTGAGAACGCTGTGCCTATGCAAGCGGGTGGCGATGAAATAAGCTATGGAGATCTTGGTATTGGTGATGTTAGTAAAACAGTAAGCTTTGCATTTACGAATTACTATACTATACCTATTGTATGAGTAACGAGTTTAAGATTAAAATACTTTTACCTAGTGGTAACTATATTCAGCTAGCTGAACTTAAAAATAGAGACTATCAAGTTATTCTTAAATATTGTGAGAACTCAGACGCAGAAGGTTTAAGTGATTTCTTTGATTGCTTAGTTTTTAAAGAGTATAAGTCGTTAGATATTATAGATAAATTCTATGCACTATTAACACTACGCATGATGTTCATAGATCCTGATTTAACATTTACAGATGCAAATAGCACGCCGATTAAATTTAGTATTGGTAATATTATAGAAAAAATAGATCACTTCGAAAATGATTTTAGTAAAACAGTATCCAAGCAAGAATTTACCTTAGAACTAGGTTTACCGAATATTATATTCTTTAAGAATGTTAATGATATATATTCTAGTACTATACGTACTATTAAACTGAGAGATAAGGTAATAGATTTTACAAAGCTATCAGAGCTAGAAAAGGAAAATATTCTTGCTAATATTCCTAATACATTATTTTCGTGCATAAACAACTATATAACTCAGCTATCAAGTCAATTACAAGATTTTGTAATTATTGAGCAAAATCAACAATTTAATATAAAGGAAATTAATACAAATATAATCTCGAATGAGTTTATGAGTTTTATACTAGCGATTTTTTCAACAGGCTTACAAAATTTCTTTGAAACAATGTATGTTTTTTCAAATAAATTGAATATAACAGGTTCTACTTTTTATGACCTCTCACCTCTCGATACACGTGTACTTATTAATATTTACAATAAGGATATTAACGAGCAGAATAAAGAGTTGCAAAAACAAAATAAAATGTAAATATCGGTATGAGTGATGTTAAATCGTTTCTTGATGAGTTAAGAGAATTAAATGATAAAGAATTAATTGATGTTTTTGTGCCATCGATTAATAAAACTGTACCATTTAAACCTCTTTCTGTTAAGCAGCAAAGAGATGTTATTAAGACATTGCTCGGTAGTGTTGAGAGTTCTATATCTATTTCTACTGTCTTTAATAACATTATTAAAGAAAATACTACACAGAAAATAGACTTTAAGTACTATGACCGTAATAAGATACTTCTCGACATAAGAAGACAGTCGGTAGGAGATAATATTACTATAGAAAAAGAAGTATATAATCTTAATACTCTACCTACTTATTCATTTAAACCGAAGGAGACTGCAACTTTTGAATATAATGGAATTACTGTTAAGGTAGGTATTCCTACTCTTGAAGAAGATACTAAGATTACAGATAAAAGCATAACAGAAATATCCAAACTTACAGCAGACGATAAAAAAACTGGACACTCGATTAGTCTTTTACTAGTTTATGAGTTAATGAAATTTGTACAAACGATTCAAATTGATAACAATATTATTGTTTTGAGTGAATTAGGAACTTTTGATAGAAAAAACATTATAGAGAATATACCGCTTAAACTTAATAATATAATATTAGATTTTATATCAACCTATAAAGAATCAGAACAAGAGCTATTTACATTCAATAACGGTACAAAGTTAAATATAGATGCTAGCTTTATAACGGGTGAATAAATAATTATGTGGCTGACGATGGTTCAAAATCAAACATTATATCTGATCTAGTAGGGTTATATACCTCGCTACGTAATCGTGCTGAGCCAAAAGGAGTTGATAACACGCGTGGTAGTGTTGTAAAGGATGATGCGGGTAGAATAAATCCGGATTGGTTACCAGGTGAGGAAGCAAAACTTACAAAAATATTTAAACTACTTGGTAGTACGCTTGAAATAGGTAAATTTGCTAAAGGACCTGAAGCTAAGAGATTAGAAGATCTTACACCGCAAAAAGGACCTATAAACGCGGTTAAGGAAAAGATTTCTGGTGTAGTTGCGAAGCCAACAATAGATAATAAAAATGATTTTTTAAAAACAATACTAGGTGGCCTTGGTGCTGCAGCTTTAGGTATTTTAGGTTGGTCGGTTTTACCTAAAGAAATAAAAGATAAGATTAAAGATGTATTAGGCGATGCGTTTAAAACAATACAAAATATCTTTGAAAAGATAGATATTAAAACATTAATAAAAATAGGAGCTATAATAGGAGGTACAATACTAACTGTTTATATGCTTAGCAAGGGTATTAAAGGATTGGGTTGGAATCTTGTTAAACTTGCTGTAGGTATAGGAGCGACTTCTATTGCTTTAGAATATCTTGTTAATAAAGGGCTTAAGCCTTTTGCAGATATAGGGTGGGAGACCTTAGGCAAAGCCGGCTCAGCTATAGCGGCTATTGGAGCTGCTGGGTACTTTATAGGTAATAATTCTAAAACAATAGCTCTCGGCGCTCTTGCTCTTGGTCTTATGGATGTAGCTATATGGGGTATCTCAAAAGCTGTAGAACCATTTACAAAAATAGATTGGGATGTTTTAGGCAAAGCAGGTGCTGCTATTGTCGGACTTGGTGCTATCGGTGGTGTTATGGGTGTTTTTGCTGAAGTATTAATACCAGGTGCTGTTGCCTTAGGTGTGTTAGGAGCTGCTCTTATACCATTTGCGTATGCTGCTAATCTTGCTGCACCTGCGATGGATAAAATAGCTGATTCTTTTGTTAAATTGAAGGATATACCTGTTAGTGTTTTACTAGCTACAGGGCCGGCTTTAGCAGCTATTGGAGCAGGTCTAGCTGCATTTAGTGTAGGTGGCGCTCTTAGTAGTATTATAGACGGTATAACTTCTTTATTTGGAGCAGAAAGCCCGTTTGATAAAATAATTGAATTAGGTAAAGCTGCTCCCGGAGTAACCCATATGGTAAATGCTCTCAAGCAGTTAAATGATATAAAAACAGATCAATCTGTTAACGCTATTGATAATATTAATGCTGCATTATATAATCTATTGGGTACATATGGAAAAATTGAACGTTCTGGTATTAAGATTAATACTATTAATGATTCAATTAAGGATGCATCTAATACAGCTGAGAGTGAGAATATGAGGATATTATCTACTAATACTGTTGAGCATAACAAATTTGCCAAATCAGCATTAATAGAGCAGATTAAACGTCAAGATACAATGATTGAGCTTCTCATACAGCTTGTAAGAAAGCCAGTAGGTAATAGTACTGTAATAAATAAACAACAGAGTGGTGGAAGCGGATCAGATTTCCGTGTTGGCTTTAATGACCAAACACTCGCTTACTAATTAAACATATGGCAATTTACGCAGATATAACTAACGAGAAAACAACCAATAATTTAATTGTCGGTGGTGCGAATACTAATGGAAACATTGTTTTAGTACCAAAATCTAAAATTATAGATGTTCGTAATGATTTTATATGGACTATCTCACCAAAGAAGAACTCTCTACAAACTATTCCATCTGTATATCTTGTTGAGCGTGCGTTGCAAGCAAATTCACTTGTATCTTCTGCCCTTTATTATATTACTACATTCTTAGACTCAGACGCTGTTAGTAATGTTAATACACAAGGCGATAAAATATTATCATATGTTATAGATATGATTAATAGTACATTTAATAATAAGCAAGCGAGATCTGTTTCAAAGGCTTTTACAGAATTAAAAAATAAAATTGCAGGTCTCGTACCTAACGGTGAAGATAGGGCTTTACTTAGTACTGACACGCTAAAATCGTATGTAGGTATATACTTAACTCAAAAAACAGGATTTAACTATGTATTACCTTACTTTGGAGCTAATTCATTTAGTAATACGAATTCGTGGGGAGCTGCCGAACAACAGTCTACTTATATTGCTTCCACCCTTGTTCAGCAAGTAATGGCAGGTGTAGACAAAGCTGCAGCTGTAGGTAATATTTTACAACCAGGTTCATTTATTGAAAAACCAAAATATTTTCAATATCCAACAGAAGGCGAAAGTATAACTGTTACATTTCCTTTAATAAACACATACAACCCATACAACAATAACAATATATTACCATACCAGCAAAACTATGAGTTATTATGGATTCTAGCATATCAAAATAAGCCGTATAGAACATCATTTTCAAGAATACTTCCACCTAAGGTCTATACACTAACTGTACCTGGAGTAAAGTATATGCCATATTGTTATATAAGTAATATGACTGTAGATTTTCAAGGCACACGACGTAATCTCGATGTTACATTACCTACAGGTCAGCAAATAAAAGCTCCTATACCTGAGGCGTATAGCGTTACATTGACATTTACAAGCTTACTAGCAGATATAGCTAACATGATGTCCACGAAGGATTTTGGGTTTAAGATTAACACAAGTTTTAGATAATGACCGGTCAATTACAACAAGAGATATTAATTCTACCTAATTTAGATAATACTAGGTATGAAAATATATTTAAACTATACACTGTTGAGAAGGATAAAAACTCTTCATACTACTATTATAATATTCTCAATAAAGTCATTATACCTGATAATATTGATCAATCATTGCTTGGAACTATTAATTTAGATAGAAAATTGCCTTGGACTACACTTTCATATAAAATATATAACACAACTTATTTGTGGTGGTTGATTGTGCTGCTAAATAAACCAAAGAACATTTTTTATGCTGATGCAGGTATACAGTATAAGTATATATTACAACCAAATATAGATGGTCTTATGACTGATATAATACAACAAGCTGATAAATGAAAAATACAGATACAGTTAATACTAGCAATATTAATACTAGCAATATTAATAATAGTATTTATCAGTTTGATATTTCAATTGTTAATACAGCTAAAGATAGAGAAATGCGACTTCCTATTCCAAAGGGAGCAATTGAATATATGGAGATAGAAGATAATCTCGCTAATTTTGGACTCGTTGGTAAGTGTCGTATAGCTAACTTCTACGGTATATTGCAACAATTAAACATATTAGATAGTACCGAAGTACAACATATGTTTATAGATATTGTTAATACTGACTTTAAAAATAGTGAAGCTGATAACAATCCTGATGTTAGATTAACTCTTTTTGCAACACTACAGCAAGGCGTCGAAGCATCGCAAAACGTTATAAGTAAATCGGTAAATTATAAATTCGAAGAATACTTTGTTGCACAAATGCGCAAGCAAACAATTATACCGCTTTTAAAAAATTCTGAAATTTCTACTAAGAATACCCCAGGTAATCTTATATATAATATACTAACAGCTTTAAATAAAGAATCTACATCTGGCTTATCTAAACAGGCAAATTTTAATAATGAGTTTATGTTAGATGATGAGTTACCATACGAAATAGCATTATCCGAGCTCTATACTGGTAATAAGGTTGCATCAGTATTTGATGTTGTTAGCGATTTATATAATTTTGTTACATTTAGATCAAATGATATTGCAAATATAGGTGGAGGACCTGCTATTATATCATCTATTAATAAGTTAGTTGATGGTGTAGTGAAACGATTTTTTACACTTCAGCCACTATCACACTTTACAACAGGGCTTTATGATAAACTTCAACAAAAAGCAGAGGATTTAAGTGATTATGTAATGGAAGAGTTTATTGTTGGTGATGCACCAGTATCAAATACTCTAAATACTAATTTTATTGATAACTATGCATTATTGACAACGAATTACGATGATGTAATGGCAAACAAATGGATTGACTATACGTTATCTGAAATTAAAACATACGATCCAACTGTTGTTAGAATAGAAGATATAACTTATAAGAGCTTAAGAGCAGATTTCTCGAAAGAAATGTTAAATGGAGTTAAACCTAATTTACCAGATAGATCGAGTGAGGATCAAATAATGACCGCACAAATTAAAAAGAAAGTAGCGGATGATAATTTGTCAAAATTATATACACAAAATGCTGTTAAAAAAAGCTTTGTCTTCGACAATATAGCCTTAACATTTACTGTGCCTGGTAATACATATAGAAAAACAGGTAAGTTTATAAGAATTAAATCACCAACAACATTAAAAAGTAAGAACGGGGATATTGAATCAAAGTCAATTGACGGTTATTGGCTCGTAATTTTACTTAAGCATGTGTTCGATGGTGATTACTATACAAACGAATTTACGTGTGTTAGATTACACGCTGGTGACCCAACATATCAAACATCTCTTACTGATATATTTGATACAATTAGAGACGATAGTGGTAATAATCCGCTTCTCAATAATTTTAAGGCTAATCCTGATCCAGAGCCAATATCACAAATTGCTTATCAAGAGCGATTGAATAATGCGGTATCTACAACTGCTGCTCCTGATAATAACGGCATAATTCGTCCTCCTCTCGATACACCAGCTCCTAATGTAAATAGTAATAGAACAGTCTTACCAGTAACAGAAAAAGTCGACCCAACTAGTGTGCTTGATTACATTAACAAGAAGTAATTTAACATATGATTATATACTCACAAAACTTACACGAAAAACTTTTTGGCTACGCTATATCACGTGAGTTCATTAAGTATCAAACACCTTTTTGTGATCTATTAGACGATCCAGCATTAGCGTTAGACTTTGACCTAGCTATTAACTTTAACCAAGCATTAAATGGTAACGCTGATGCTAGAACGAATTTTACTAATACACTTATACTTTGTAGTACGGATCTTGATGTATCATCATTAGAGTTCTACAAAGCCAAGATGGAAGCGTATCCTATATTTTATCCAGAGATCGCAAGAATAAACTTTACATTTGGTAACTTACACCGTCTACCGAGTGATAATGGTGGGTTTATTGATCAGTTAAGAAGAGCTGTATCTGAGTGTCTTAATTCTCCATGTAACTTGTTTACTCAGTCTTCAACCAGTATCGGTAAGTTAGCTCAAGGACCATACTACGCGACAGAGAATACTATTTTACCAGTAGGCAGTTTAAAAGATACATTTGCAACATTTGCCGGAGGAATTGATAGTGTACTCTTTAATAAGATACCTGAAGTTTTTCAAAAGAGTATTACTAACTTAAAACTTATTGGTAAGAATGCATGGTCTGAATCTGCAACAATGCTTACAAAGGACGATCTACCAACTCTCATTGCTAAAGCGCAAAGTGGTAGTTCATTAAGAAATAATACCGCGGGTTATAGATGGACACCGGACTTAAAGTCTTACTTAGATCTTAGTGAGATAGCTTCTGATGTCTTGGGTAATATAGCTTCAGATATGGGTGATTGCTTTAGACGTTATCAACAATCGTACCGCTATAATCCTTACGACCCAAAACAAAATCAATCATCTGTTTCAAAAGGCCCTATTGCTGATCAGGTAAATGGAACTACTTACTACCGTAGTACGTTCGGACAACCTGTTGAAGGTAATGTTGGTGGTAAAATTCCAAGTAACCTTTCTCCAGTTGGTCAGGGTAATAAACAAACTGTTAGTATACCACCTGGTACATTTGTATCTGATTATATTGACTTTCAATCAGAACGAGACCCTAATATGATAACCGTGTACGGTGGTTATATTGATGAGAATAATAACTGGTACCAGGATTTAACACTTGATACCGGTTCTGAGAAAGGTAATATTGCAGCTACACCTAATTATATATCAGGTCCAATGGTATATAACAACTACAAGCAGTTATATAACGATGGATTCACAACAAGCACAGACTTAGTTAATTTTGAAGAAAAGAAATTTAACTTAGGTATTGCGATCAACTTTACAAGTTTAGCGAGCTACCTAAATCAAAGCGGTAGAGCATCATTTACACCAGGATCTTTAAAGAAGTATTTCTACAGTAAGACCAAGGCAGATGATGAGCGTATATACGTAGAAATAACACCTGAAGGCAAAGCGCCTGTATACGTCAAGGTATTTGATATAGCTGGTTCGCCTAATAGAATCGATTTTACTATACCGACCTTTATTCAGGCTTTTGGCATGAAATTAGTAACATCTGGTGCTCAAACATCAACATCAAAAAGCACTAAACCAAGTATTGCTGCTGGTTCTGTTAATAATGCTAAATTTGATAATTTCAACGTAATTACTAGATTTAGCTTACCTAGAGTGAGATGCAAAGTTCGATTTATTGTAGGTAAGTTAAGTGATGTAAAATAATAATTAAACATCTATTGGAGCCTCAGCTTTATCAGCTTTGCCCATTAACTCTTTCATTATCTCTTTACGAGATATAAGAGTTACAATGTTATCTTGGGTATTCTGTCTCTCTTTAGACTCAATATCCATTTGCTTAACATCTTTTACTGTCTTATTCTTTTCGAGTGAGATATAAATTTTGTTAAGTGATTCCATACTAGCAGATGATGCTTTAAGTAGCTCAGCAAATGCTGCTACGTCTTTTGCATCAGGAGCAGACGAAATATACGCTTGTACATCGTCGATAATATCGAGAGATTTCATTATAAGCTTACCAGAGTTTTTAATAATAAACTCTTCTAGCTTTTCTTTCGTAAGCTCATCAGTTGGCTCTTTTTTAGTTAGTGCAGTTGTACCTTTTAACTGAGTAATAATATCACCAATAATATCGTCTAGATCCTCTTCCATTATAAGCTATTTAGTCTTGATTTACGTATGTCAAGGGTTATAATAGGTTTATGAGTGAAGTAGTTATATTAAAATTTAAAAGGACTAACGTAGACGCAAAGCTGCCCACAAAGAACAATGTGTCTGATACGGGCTTCGATGTGTATTGTGTAGAAGATAAACTTATTCCAGCTCGTGGCAGTGCGGTAGTAGATGTTGGCCTTGAATTTGCAGATATTACACCAGGTTATTGGGTGAAAGTAGAGGGTCGTAGTGGTTTAGGGTTTAAATACGGTATCGCGCCACATAATGGTATTATCGACTCAGGCTATAGAGGAAACGCAGGTATTAAGTTGTATAATAATACAGATACTGATTATGAAATTAAAAAAGGTGACAGAATTGCTCAGTTTGTTGTGTATAAGAACTATGATGTCGTTGTAGAAGAAGGAACTACGGTAGAATCAGATAGAGGAGCTAAAGGCTTTGGTTCTTCAGGTAACTAATTATGACACTAGACTTTAAAAACATATGGGTTGAGAAGTATCGGCCTCAGATCCTAGACGATATCATTTTAGATGATAGAACTCGTGATATTATCAAGGGTTTTTCTGATGAGATTCCTAATCTACTATTCGTAGGTACTCCCGGTACAGGTAAGACTACACTAGCACGGATTATCGTTAATGATATTCTTAAGTGTAACTTCCTGTATATAAATGCTTCTGATGAGTCTGGTATTGATACTATTCGTCATAAGGTAACTAGCTTCTCTCAAACCAAGTCATTTGACGGTAAGGTTAAGGTAGTTATCTTAGATGAGTGTGATGGTCTTACGAGTCAAGCTCAAGCAGCTCTTCGTAATACTATGGAGTCGTTCGCTAAGTATACACGCTTCATTCTTACAGCTAACTACAAGCATAAGATTATTCCCGCCTTACAATCGAGATGTCAGTTTCTTGATATCAAACCCACGCTAGAAGCTGGGGTAAGGAAATGTTACGGTATTCTTAAACAAGAGAACATCGAAATAGACGACACGCAGAGAAAGAAGTTTGTAGAGCTTGTTAAGGCTAACTTTCCTGATTTGCGTAAGTGTATCAACGAGATTCAAAAGAACTGTATCAATGGATCACTAAGCATTAATAGTGTATCAGTCGATAATACTCTGCTCAATGCTATATATTCTGCTATCGATCAGAAAGACGTACTCTCATTAAGAAAACATCTGATCGAGAATGAAGATTCGTTATATGGTGATTACGATAATCTCATGAGGGAGTATCTGAACTATCTATATACACAGCCTGTTAACGATCTCAAAAAGAAAGAGATGATCGCTATTATAGCAGATCATCTCTATCGTGCAGCTTTCGTGTTAGATCGTGAAATTAACTGCTTTGCTTGTTGGATTAACCTCGAGCGAACGGTGTAGTAGTACCTTGCGAGGATTTACCAGAAGTAAATTGATTAATCATATTAGCAATATCAGTATTAGGTAATTGCTGACGAATATTGCTAATAAGTGCAAATACTTTATCATAGTTACCTGCTGTTACTTCAGCATTTGCCCATGATTGTAAATCAGCTCTAAATTCTTCTGGTATCTCTTTTGAATATGCATAATTGGAGAGAACATTGCGAACAAATTGCCCCATCCGTGTTATATCTTCTTGAGTAGCTGCTCCTTGTTCACTACCGTAACCACCTTGCTGTACTTGATCATAAGCTTCAGATAACATTTGTTGATCTCTTATATAACTTTTCATATTTATATTTATTAAGCTTTAACTAAATCACCGAGATACTGATGAGTGTACGACGCGACAGCTGGTGATGGCGATGCTTGGACAGATGGTATGGTTGTATTATCGGTAGGTAATGTTCTTTCTGTATCAGAAAGCTTACCATCACCTTTATCTGTCTTATTGTTAATGTTATCATACTTTTCAACCTCTTTAGGTTTGATGTTAACATTATTCGGACGCTTAATAGCATCAGGTATAGGGGGTAAGTTCGGGTAATATGTTTCTGGCTGACCTAACTCAGGACTAAGATTAATATAGTTTGTATATCTACCACCACCAATATCGAGGGCAAGTGTTAACTCAACATCGTTCGAGGATGTTTGTGGATTGCCAGGGAATACCGGTGATGTTGTATCTTTAATACCAACAACACGGACATGTAAACCTGTTCCGATCATTTGTTCGATCATCTCTTTAGTGTTTACACCTAATTTTTTGTATGCTTCAGTTGATTTGAAGTCACTATTAAACTTAAAAACGTCCCCTACAAGGAAACCACCACGTTCAAATCTTCTTAAATACGTCTCGACAAGAGTTAGATACTTTTTCGCCATACATTTATTTATGTCTTTATTAAATATTTACATGGAATTTGACATATTAGTTCAAGAAATACTCGAAGAAGCAGGTGGTAGATGTACAAAAGTTACCGGTCAGCAATCATCAACACGTAAGGATAAGAAGTATATGCGTTGTGTCAAGACAAAAACTGGTTATAAACGTGTACACTACGGTGATCCTAATCTCCGGATAAAAAAATCAAACCCAAAACGTCGTAAGTCGTTTAGAGCTAGACATAAATGTTCTACAGCTAAACCAGGTACACCTAAGTACTTCTCTTGTAAGAACTGGCTTATTGCAGGTCTTCTGGTTCCTGCTGTTTTATTATTGAATAGCCTTTATGCTGGGATTTACGCTTAAAGGCACTTCGTAAGTTTGAATAATCTATACTTTTACTAGTACAATACTGCTTAAGAAATCTCGTACTTATTATTTTACCATCTGGTTCTTGTATAGTATAGAGCTTAGCATTAGAATTAGGAATATGCTTATTTATAGCTCTATATTTTTGTAAGTGTTCTTTAATTTTTTTATCTTTACCTTGATAATTCATAGTTAAGTTTAATCTCTTTATCCAGCTTCTAAGAGTGGGACATGTTACATGTAAATCACTTGCAATATCTTTTAACATTCTATCACTCTCAAGACTCGCCTTTATAAACGAAGCTACACGTTGTATTTTTTTATCAGTGGTTGCTAGCTTGGAATTTATTTGCTTGTTCTTTATTTCTAAAAATTTATCTATACCTAGAAGTTGTTTAATATTATCTACAGAAGGTGGCTGATTACCACCTGCTGTTACATTACATAGTGTACCTTCGTTGTAAATTTTTCTGCCATGTAGAGATATAAGATTACTTTCTTCGAAAAGAGCTTCTTCGTTGGATAAATTTTCTTGTACGATTTTAACATCTATTATTTGATTCTTATTTACAGCAGAATTAAGTTTGTCTTTTAAGACTTTATTAACAGCTGTATTATGTAGGGTGAAATTCCGTAAATGGTGATGCATACGCGAACCTTTACCCTTACCTATATAAATAGGTATTCTATCTATATAGATACAATAAACGTAATATTCTTTCATATCTTTATTATTTATAAAGATTGGTACTTTTTATATAAAGATTGGTACCACTAAACTTTGATTAGTTTAATAAATAATAATATGCCTTATAAACGTGTTGGTAAATGTGTGTATCGTAAAGATACCGGTAAAAAGGTAGGCTGTTCAAAATCAACAGAGAAAGCTAAAAAATATCTTACTACACTTCGTAT